CTTTATAATTTCCAGCTCTACCAACACACCTAAGTGGTGTTTCTAATCCTAAAGGTAATTCTAATTCTTCAATTGTTGCCTGTTGGAAAGGTAAAACAACAATACTCTCTTCCTTAATTTCTTCTGTCATAGTTACTTCTTCTTCTTCAAAATATAAATCTGATCTAAAAACTACTGATGTTAAACCATGTATATCGTCTGCCGCAACGTGTAAACCTAAAATCTTTTCTGGATATGCTGAATTACAAATTAACATGGGACTTCCACAAAAACCTGCTTGTGTCTGAATTGGATGGTTCCCTTCTAGAGATTGAACATTATACAACAAACCATCTTTAAGCTTACTATTTCTTATTTCTAAAACACGTTGTTCTTTTAAAGTAATTGGTTTCTCATAAATATTTCCTGTTGGTGACCTACAATATAAAGTTGCTTTAAAACCATCTAATGAATTATTAACTCGCTCTTTTTGGAAGTATTTTCTAATATCTTTGAAATTAACTGATTTACCTATAACTTTAATTATTGCTAGATCTCGAACTACATCCACTGCTATTACTTTAGTACTATATAAAACATTATCAATTTTTACTTTTGCTTCTCCTGATAGATGACCAACCGTTAAAATGTAACTTTTATAAAAACCTTGCCCATAACAAACTTGAATATTATTAATATATAAAGGATAATTTTGATTCATTACAATATCGGCTAACTGCGCAGATTGTATGTCTAAACAAGCTTCATTTTCCATATCTCTTTTCTTAACAGGATTTTTAAAAACGAAATTTGAATTTTTCTTAGTATTACTTTTAGGTTGTTTATTATTTTTATTAAGATAAGCATCAGCTGATGTTTCATTACGTAATTTAAATTCAAAATTTGTATTTTTCTTCGTATTAGTTCTAGGTTGTTTATTCTGTTTATTTAAATATGCATCTGCTGATGTTTCTTCTACGGGGTTAAAATTGCTATTTCTATTAAAATTTACATTGTTTGTTTTTGAAAATTGTGCATTATTTTGATAACTAACTGGTTTTTGTGTAAATGATTGATCATAAACATCATATGTTTCTTCACCTAAATTATTTTTATTTTTGGTACACAACTGTTTTATAGCTAATGCTGCGAATCCTGTTTTTAAGAAATTTAGAAAATGATCACAATATTTGACTAAATCGCGAGAAGGAGGTGTTAAATTAGTATAATCTATAGTAACTAAGTCTACATTTCGTTGTATATGACGATACCATGTCGCTACTCTACCTTCGACCTTCCATAAAAATTCTCCTTGGAAAAAGCATAAAACTTCATTTTGTTCATTAATTTTATATTCAAAACTATCATCACAGATACAAAATACAATTTTACCATCATCATCTGTTGTTAAAAAGAAGGCTTCGTCTTTTAATTTTATAACACAATCAAACTCTAAAGGACTATCTATACGTAAAGAATTAAGCTGATTCAATCCATCTTCCAAATCTTTGCATAAAGTATAATTATTAAAAACATCTTTAACTATTTGAGCAAAAGCTTTTGTGATAGTTCCATAAGGCAAAGTAGTTCTAATTATTTTTGTAATTTTCATTAATTCAAATATAGATTTTTGTGAAATTTCATCAACGTCTCTCCAGTACATATCAAACTCTACTAAATTTTTGGCTAGATCCCTATTAATCTTTATACGAGGAGTACTATTATATGATATAACATTTTTAATATCTTTCTTTAAATTATCTTCAATTAATTTAGAAGCTCCAGTTACCTTAATATTAATTCCATTAACTTTGAATGCTACCATACGTGAATATAATGATTTATTATTTTCATCCTCAACCTCTTCTTTTGTATAATAAATAGGATTAGTAAGATATCCTTTTAACCAACCTGACTTCTTTATTGCAAACTCTACGTCTATTTTAATACATCTTCGCATTATCGCATCTTCT